ATATGTCCGTTTCTTCCAACAGTCAAGTTTGCAGTATCAAACGTATCAGCGTAGTCGATAAATCTTACTTCATCTCCTATAGTTGCTGAAAGAGGCAAATTAGCTTGAAAAGCTCCTGAAGCATTTGTATCACAGAAATAACCTTCTCCTGCGATTGTTGTAAAATTAGCAGTTTTTACGGCTTGCCATGATGTACCACCTGATCCTAACTCAACGTTAGTAACGTTTTGACCATTGATGTAAATTAATTTTGTGCCTTTATCTGTTGCTGTAAAAGTTGTTCCTGAACCTGAGTCAGAGGCACCTTTTACTTGTACAGTATATGCACCCGATGTTGAATTTTTGATTAGGTACATTTTTTCTGTACCATTTGGAATAGTTACAATTCTGTTTCCTGTAATAGTTCCTGTTAATTCTATAATAACGTTTCGAGCTGCGTTAGTTAAACTATCTGTAGCAGAAGTATCGTCGCCGTCTGCAATTCCTAATGCACTTGTTCCAGCACCACCTGCGATAGATTGTGAATGATACCCAGAGGCTGCTTGTTGAATAATGTTTAAATTTGTATTAGTTTTTGCTCCCCATGTACCGGCGTTTTCACCAGTGGCCATAAGTTCGATACCTAAATAATTGTATGTAGATGCCATTCTAAGTTATTCTCCTAATTAAAGTATTTATATTGTTTATTTGGTTTTAAGTCAAACATAATTATGCAGGGGTTTTTCTACTATATCCTGTGCTAGTTTTAGGATTACGTCTTGTATATCCAGAACTAGTTTTTGGCGATAATCTGCCGTAATATTTTAATATTAATTTAGTATCATTTAACGTAGTTGAGGCGCTTAGTCCAGTTAAGATTGCATTAGAAACTTGTGTAGTAGTAACATTTCCACGTGTAATTGTTGCCGATAAACCAGGTAATGTAACCCCTGAAATAGGACTTGCTTCTACAGTTCCTAATGTTGACGTAAGTCCTGTAGGAGCATCTAATAGTATAACTGGTTCTGATGAAATAGTTATATTACCTATTGTTGTTTGAGCTTGTATTCCAGATAATCCTAAAGCTAAATCATCTGGCTCTAATGCTCCTACTCTAGCAGTAGCTGATAATTGTCCAAGACCTACTGAATGATCATCAAGAACAATTAATCCTTCTGATGCTGTAGCGGTTAAACCAGCAAGAGTAAATGTTGCATCGGTAGAAACTAATGCAAAAGAATTAACGCTGGCTGTTGCTGATACACCTGTAATTCCAATAACATCTTCAGGTTCTAATACTCCTGTTGAAGATGTTAATGTAGATAAACCGGTTAACGTAAATGTGTGACTTGTAACATCACCCCAACTGTTTTGACCCCAAGTTTGAGTTCCCCAACCAGGAAAACTAGCAACATTATCTGCTGGTAAATTTACAGTTGCTGATAAAGACAGAGCAGGAAGTGGTATAATACTTGGTGGATTACCCCAACCTTCAAGACCCCAAGTGTCTGCACCCCAACCAGTTTCATTAAATGCTGTTGGTGCTCCTACAGAAGTCGATGCTGATAAACCAGATAAAGTAATTGTAACTTCAGTTTGGTTGCTCCAAGAGTTTACGTTCCATGCTAAGGCTCCCCATGAATCATCTGTTACTAGAGCAGAGCCACCCATAGCTGGATGGTATTGACAAAAATAATAAAGGTTTGGTGCATCTGCAGCTACAACTATTTCAGTATAAGCTCCTGGACTTCCAGGTGTACCATTAGTAGTTACTCCGGTACTATAAACACTTCCGCCTGAATGTGTTCCATCAGAAGTTGTTGAAAGTAACAAAGGGTGACCAATACCCGATCCATTACTAGAATCAGATTGATCAAATCTATAAGTAGCGTTAGCTGCTAAATTAACAGTTGCTTGTTGAACGCCGTTGATAAAATATTTATTACCACCGCCTGTTGAAACAACCGTTACTGTAAATGTCGTGGTTGACATAAGGACTTACTCCCTATGCTATTTGAATGATGGCGTTACCTGCTGTTTGAGCTGGAAATTGAATTGTAAAAGTTCCGCTTGTTACAGTTTTGTCTGAACCAAAATTGATAGCACAAACTGATCTGTTAGCTGTAAATCCTGTAATAGAAGTTGTGTTGTAAATTAAACAACCTCTAGCTGTAAATGAAGCATTAGATCCCCAACTTGTAGTATCAAATTTTACACAAGCTGTATCACCAGATAAAACTGGGTCAGCTGATGCTGCTAAAGTATTTCCACCACCAGTATACCCAGATGAAGTAGTTGTAACTTCATACGTGTTTGTTGGATTTGCTGTTGCGTCTGTAGGTGCAGTGTATGCTGTTGTTGCTTTACCTAAACTTGCTGAGTCGCTTGAATATAAAGCTAGTTTAAATGTGTTACCAGTTGGTGCTCCACTTGAATCATTAAAATTATGTCCGCCTTGTAAAATTTCTACTTTAAAAGAATTACATATTTCCGATGCTATTGTCATAAATTTTCTCCTATTACTGAGGCGCTGATTCGATCGGTATTCTTACGGTACCATCGGTGTAGTCGTCTCGTCTTCTTCTTCCAATCTGCATTGCTGCAAACTTTTGTAGTTCAGTTTTATATCTATTTTCATATAGTGTCAACATATCAGTTGGACCTTTTAAATACATATAAGCTTCTACTAAACATGCATATAATAAGCCTTGTGGAAAGTAATTACTAACATAAGTTCCACTGTTATTAGTTTCTAACCCTGCTGGCATTGCATTATAATGAATAATATATTTATAATTTTTATCTGGAGTAGGAGCTATATAAATAGCGCCAGATGTGGAAGTATTAGTTCCTGTTGTTGCGCCTCCAAACATAGCATAATATTTAGGTAAACCGGTTACATCTTGACCTGTTTGTCCTCCCGAATCTCCTGTTAATTCTCCTACATATTCTTGTATAAAAGTTTGATCTCGTCTTTCTAACCAAACTCCTTGACCTGTAGCAGATGTTGTAGAATTAAATACTTGAACTCCTCTAATAAATAAAGCTTTTGTAGGAACTGTAATACTATTAAAATCTGTTGCAAACTGTGCTTCATCTTGGAATCTATCAGAATCCATAGGACAATCTAAATTAATTCTGTGCTCTGCATTTTCTATAAATCTATTTATAATAGCTTGAGTAAACACATTAGCATCTACTTCTGTGTAATTTCTAATATCGCTTGTTAAATTTGAGTAAGTATATCCAGCCATAATTAACCTCTATCATTAACCGGTCCAATTGTACATTGAAAACCGCCTCCTGTTTCAGTGCTTGTAGCATTAGATACTAATGGCACTGTTATAGAATTATATACTGTTCTTGTAGCCGGTTGAGCACCTGTGGTTTCTGTTGTTCCAACCGCTGTTGCTAAATAAGAACCAAATACTTTTGCTTTATCGGGATGAGATGTTGCTGACGTAGCAGCTAATATTTTTCCTCTATAAGGTGCTGATGTTCCACGTGTACATCCAGTTAAATTATTTCCAGCTTTGCCTGTATATTCAATAGTTTCATTTTCATATGCACCGCTTGTAGCATTTATTTTTTCAATAACTATAAACCCAGATGTTGGAAAAGCAGTAGCATCATTTAAAATAATTGTAGTAGCCGTGTCATTTATAGCACCGTTTAATTCTGCTGATAATTCTAACGTAGATATAGCAACACCACCAACTGTCGATTTAACCGCTTGAAATCTAACATGTGTTGTTCCTTCATTTATTTGATTTGATGGAAAAGAAACATTTAATGTTGGAGAACCACCTGTTGTTGTAAATGGATTCTCTGGTAAAATATTTTGAACTGCAAATTCTACTCTTGCAGGTCTTGCATGTTGTAATCCTTGAGGATCAGCTCCTATTGGATGTGGTTGTAATTGTGGTTGTTTAGGTTCAAACTCAGAGATATGTACCCATGCACCAGTCCATTCTTTTACCATTTCTCTATATGGAAAAGCTGCACCTGATCTATCAGATATTGCTAATGCTCTACTACCTTTTGCGAATCTAGCCATTAGTTCCAACCTTTTTTAGCAAGTTTAGGTTTACCTTTTATTAAACCACCTTTTGAATGTAAAGTTCGTGGTAAAATTTCTACAGGTAAATTTCTATAACCACTTTCTCCAATACGTACAACAGGACGATCCGGAAATACTAAATATTGATATTTTCCTGGTTTATATGCTCTAGGTTTTTCTAAAGGTTTTTTCTTTCCCATTATACGTTTGGATAGTATGTCTTCGGAGTAATGTATGTGCTAGCTGGAGAACCATCTTCTGATAATGCTCTTGCTAATTCATCC